GGTGCTCAAGGAGCACAAGGTGCAACAGGGGCAAGTGTTCAAGGTGCTCAAGGAGCACAAGGTGCTCAAGGAGCCACGGGTGTATCACCGGGTGGTACAACAAATTATGTATCTAAGTTTACAGGAGCAACTACATTAGGAAACTCACAAATATTTGATAACGGTACAAACATAGGAATAGGAACAGCATCTCCAACTCAAAAATTAGATATTTTAGACGGTAAAATTTCTCTAGATGATGGAGGTTACTCTGTATTTGTAGGAAGAGGGGCCGGCTTTTACGACCCATTTGATACATATAGTGTAGGAATTGGTGTTGATGCACTTTATTCAGGTAGTGGTGGAGAAGGAAATACTGCTGTTGGTTATGCTACATTATATTCTAATCAAGGAACCTACAATACAGCTATCGGTACAACCTCCCTCAATTCTAACACAACAGGAGACAGCAATACAGCAAACGGAGCTTTCGCACTCTACTCAAATACAACAGCAAATGCCAATACAGCAAACGGAGCTTCCGCACTCTCTTCAAACACAACAGGAGCAAACAACACAGCTATCGGTACAACCTCCCTCTTTTCTAACACAACAGGTGCTAATAACATCGCTAACGGTTTTACAGCAGGTCGTTTTATAGCAAATGGTGTAACAGCAAACACCATAACAAATAACTCAGTATTCCTAGGAGCTAGCACAAAAGCCTTAGCAGACAACCAAACCAATCAAATAGTAATTGGATATGATGCAATAGGTCTTGGAAGTAATACTGCTGTATTAGGGAATGACAGTATTTTATCTAGTTATTTAAAGGGTGATATATATATTAACTCCCCGTCAGGAGTATCTCAAGGTAGTAATGATTTAATCTTTAGAGGAACAAACAGTAGTAGTACTATTAGAAATCAAGGAGTAATAGCAACATCACCTTACGTTAGCAATTCAAATGCTGGTACAATGATTTTATCTACAAATAACACCTCTTCAGTCATGACTGAAAGAGTGCGTATTGATGGCATTGGAAATGTAGGAATAGGAACGACAACTACTTCGGGGAAACTTACAGTTAGTGGTAATATAGGTACACTTTTTAAAATATCAAATGAAAATGGTGAAGATTATTTTTCATTAAGCCAAACAATAAACGATAAGGCAACAGTCCAATTTGGAGACATTGACGAACAATATGGGACTATGTTCGTATTAGATGTGGAGCAAGAGGAAGTTAAACTTTTTACCCCAGGAACAATTCAATTAGGAGATAATGGGTTTGGCAATTCCATACTGTTTTCAATTGACGACGTAAATAGTAAGTTCTCATTCTCAAACGGTAACGTTGGTATAGGAACAACTTCTCCAACAGAAAAACTCCATGTTTCGGGTTCCGCAAGAATAACAGACACTTTCTTAGCCGGCAAAAGCGCACTCCCAAACTCAACCTATACATTAGCATCTGGATCAACTTCAGCCATAACACCTAATAGTACTTTTGCACAAGATTCAGTTGTAGGTGAAGTTATTGTAGGCTTTGCAGGTGCAGACATAACTTTGGGTCAACTAGTCTTTCTAAGACACACTGGAGACTGGAACTTAGCTGATGCATCATCCGCGTCCGGTACATCAATAAATCTTCTAGGAATTGCACTTAAAACAGTATCCTCTGGGAATCCAGTTGATGTTTTAATAGATGGTGTTATATCAATGGTGGAGGAAGTCATTACAGTTTCTAGCATTGGCGAACCTTTATATGTTGATACAACAGCAGGAAAAATAACCAATACAGCCCCATCAGGAGGAGGAGAGGTAGTTAGAATTGTAGGTCATTACATTAAAGCAGAAGGCGATTACTACATAATTACTTTCAAACCTGATGGAACGTGGATAGAATTGTAAAACATATTTAAAATAAAGAATAAATATATGGCTGATGTTACCCGAATATCTGGTGTTTTATTTGAATCAATATCTAAAGTAGGACCAACAGCAAAAAGCGCTATTACCAAGATAGGCGGAACAATCACACCTCCTGCAATTACATGCGTTGAATACACATTTATATATACAGCTGATGTGGAAGATATTTGTGACGAAACGAGAACTTCTACATATTTTCATGATGAAACAAATGGAACCCTCTACAATGATATCTGTGGTGGTACAGAAGCAGATGTTGGCTACTATCGTGATGGTGATAGGTATCGTGAATACACTGGAGGTAGTTTGTCAGGTGTAATAGGGAGGTGCAGATCAGATAGAAGATTAAAACAGAATATTCTATTTAAACAGTACTCTAAATCAGGTATTCCAATTTATGAATTTCAATACATTAATGAATCAGATGGTATTGGGACTTATATAGGAACAATGGCTCAAGATCTTATAAAACTTGGGAAACAAGAAGCGGTAACCATGGATAGTGATGGTTATTATTCTGTATACTATGATAAAATTGATGTAGATTTTAGAAAAGTTTAATTTAAATATTTAAAAAAACTTGTCTTAGCTAAAAATTTGTTTTATATTATATTAAAAATAATATCATGCAAATTTCCTCATATATAATAGATGATTTCTATTCAGATGTTGATTCCGTAAGAGAATTCGCTTTATCACAAGAATTTTCCATAACTGGAAACTACCCAGGCCCACGCACACAAACATTTTTAAACGACTCTATGAAACAAATCATAGAGTCTGTTGTTTCTCCATTTTATGGTGATGTAATATATTGGTCTGAGGAACAATATACTGGAGCTTTCCAATATACTACCTCTAGAGATAGAAGTTGGATACATGCTGATCAAACTACAAAATGGGCTGGTGTATGCTATTTAACCCCAGATGCACCCTTAAGTGCAGGTACAGGTTTATTTAAACATAAAGCTACAGGTTTAATTACAGCACCTAGAAATGAAGATGGTACATATAACCAAAATTTATTAGATATAATCAATAAAGATTCTCAAGATATGACAAAATGGGAATTGGTAGATAGATTAGCTAATGTATATAATCGATTGATTTTATATAGAGGTGATAATTTTCATATTTCCTTAGATTATTTCGGACAAGATAAATACGATGGAAGATTGTTTCAAACATTCTTCTTTGATACCGAAAAATAAGTTATGTTAAAAACTAAAAAACCAAGTGCTATCCTATACAATTGGAATAAAGAAGGTACTTTTACACTTATATCCGATATTTACTATGAAGAAAATTTATTTGATGAAGTTATAATCCATTCAATCCCATACACTGAAGATGTTGAGGGTGATTTTGCCAAGTATTCCCCAGACTTAATAATTCATACCCAAGAATACATAAACTTCAACAACAATATATTATCTCATAGAGTAATTAAATACGAACAATACCCCTTAGATAATATTTTAGCAAATGACATAGTTGCCCAATCCACTTTTGCAAATTGTAAAAATATAACACCTAAATTCTCTATATTTACTCCAACATATAAAACAGGTGAACGTATTTTAAGAACATATGAGAGTTTAAAATCACAAAAATTTCCAAATTGGGAATGGGTTATAATAGATGACTCCCCAGATGATGAAACTTGGGATATTTTACAAGATATAGCAAAAAATGATTATAGAGTAAAATTAAATAAAATTCTCCCATTAACAGGAGGTAATATTGGTTTAGCTAAACATAGAGCAGCATCATTATGTGTAGGTGAATGGTTATTAGAATTAGATCACGATGATAGTTTAACTACAAATTGTTTAATGCATTGCCATCTAGCCTCTAAACAATACCCCGATGCTGGTTTTTTATATAGCAATTGCTGTGAAATCTACGAAGATGGAGAAATGAGAACCTACGATCACGATCATTCAGGTAACTGGTATGCTAGAGAAGATAATGGATTTGATTTTGGATATGCAGGACATACTTGGGAAAAAATAGATGGTAAAGATTATTTAACACATCATTATCCTGATATTAATCCATTAACAATCCGGTTCAATATTTCGATGCCTAACCACGTTAGAGTTTGGAAACGCGATGTTTATAATAAAATCGGAAAACATAATTTATCCACACCTGTAGCCGATGATTATGAATTAATAGTTCGCACATTTTTAAATACACCAATGGTGCATATTAAAAAAATGCTATACTTGCAATGGAATAATAGAAATAGTACAGTTGATAATAATGCCACGGATATTAACAGAAGAGCAAGACTTATACGAGATCACTATGATAAACAAATCCATGATCGTATATTGTCGTTAAATAAAAAAGACTGGAATTGGGACAATGGATTAGGGCATTCTCAAAAATTCCAAAACAAAGTCCCTATAAGAAAGTATTTTGAAGAAGAACAAGTTTTAAATTACATATATGAATAAACATCAACACCTTCCCCAATTAAAAGATGATTATATTTCGTCTAAACCATTTCCACATATTGTTATTGATGATTTTATTGATTCTAACTTATTAGAAGATATAATTGATGAATTTAATAATTATCAATTTTTTGGTTATGACCCAAATTCCTCCAAATTTCAAGTTAAAAAATATTTTAGCCCTTACAATGCTGAAAATTTAAAAGAAATGCCTCCCAAAACTAAAGATTTAATTGATTATTTTAATTCTAAAAAATTTATATCTTATGTTGGAAAATTAACAGGCATTAAAGGGTTAAAAGCAGACCCTACCTTAATGGGAGCTGGTATGCATCGTATCAAATCTGGAGGTAAACTTTCAATCCATGCCGATTCAAGTAAACATCTTGATACAGGTTTATATAGAAGAATCAATTTACTATTATATTTAAACAAAGACTGGAACCCAGATTGGGGGGGTAGTTTACAGTTGTATAATAAAGATATGTCGTTACAATCAGAAATACAGCCTATTTTTAATAGAGCTGTTATCTTTAATACTACAAAAGATAGTTACCATGGCCACCCCCATGAATTAGATACGCCTGAAGAAATCTTTAGAGATTCTATTGCCTTGTATTATTATACAAAAGATATGCCTGTAGAAGAAAAATCTGAAGTTACCTCAGCAGTATGGAAAGAATTACCAAAAACCCCAAATCTAATAAAAAATAGACCAACATTAGCATTTGCTACAATGTGCAAAAATGAAGAGCACATTATAGGAACAGTATTAGATGCTGTAGCACCATATATTGATTATTTAGTTGTAGCAGACAACGGATCAACTGATAGAACCTTAGAAATAGTCCAAGAATTTATGGATAGAACCGGAATCCCCGGAAAAATCTATAACGATGAATGGTTTGGATTCGATAAAAATAAAAATATGATGATGGAATATGTGTTTGATAAAACAGACTATGTCCTCCATTTAGATGCAGATGATATTTTAGCAGGTGATTTTAACTTTACAACAGATGATGCCGGTTTTGATAATTATTTGATGACTATGAAACGTGGTACTTCAACTTGGAAAGCAACCGTTATATATAATAACCGTTATCATTGGAAATTTTGTGGAACAGCACATACTATAATTAAATGTTTAGAAAAGCCAAATGTATCTACAGGAGATTTATCTGATAGAGGATGGGTTATAGCAGATGGTGTAGGTTCAAGAGCATTTGACCCTAAAAAATATTTATACGATGCTGAACGATTACAAAAACAATTTTGGGATACTCTAATCAACGACCCAGATGGGTTAAATTATCGTTCTGTATTCTATTGTGCTCAAAGTTATATGGATTATGGAATGTTCGAGGAAGCGTTAAAATGGAATAGATTATATACTAGATTGAAGGATACATGGATAGAGGAACGATTTGAGGCCCAAATGAGAATATCAAAATGTTTAATGGGTCTAGACTATTCTATAGATGAGGTTATATATGAAATGAAAGAAGCAATAAAAATATTCCCAGATAGAGCAGAACCCCATTATTACTTGGGTGTGTATTTAAATCAAAAAGGCAATCATGTTTTAGCATACCATCATTTAAAATTAGCTAAATCTATGTCATTGAAGAATTCACAAAAACAATATTCTTTATTTGTTTCTGTACCATGTTATGGTAAATATGTAAATGATGAATTGTCTGTTGCATGTTATTGGACTGATAAACTAGATGAAGGTTTAGGATATTTAAATGAAATTATAGAAGATTTAGATTTTGTTGAATATAAAGAAAGATTACAAGACAATTTAAAACATTTTCAAAACAAAATAAAAGCATGATAGAAACTGATGTTCTAATCATAGGAGGTGGAATTACAGGATTGTCTCTAGCTTCCTTTTTAGATAATAAAGATTATTTAATTTTAGAAAAAGATTCAACACCCGGAGGATACTGTAAAACTACAACTAAAGGAGAATATACATGGGATTACTCAGGACACTTCTTCCATTTTAAAAACCCAGAAATAAAAGAATATATTTTAGAGAATGTAGAATGTGATATACTTAAAGTAAAAAAAATTACAGATATAGACTATAAAAGACATATAATCGATTTCCCATTCCAACATAATATTCATCAATTACCAAAAGAAGAATATGAACATTGTGTAGAGGATTTAAAAAAATGCAATACCATTGATACTAAAACCTTTAAATCCTACGTTAAATCAATTCTAGGAGATGGAATATGCGATAAGTTTGTGATACCATATAATGAAAAATTATATGCGTGTGACTTAAACAATCTTGAATACGATTCGATGGGTAGATTCTTCCCCCCTGCTATAAAATATGAAGAGTTAATTGAAAAAAATAATACCAAATCATACAATGATACATTTATTTATCCTGTAAAAGGAAGCTATGAATATATTAAATCTGTTTTAAAAAGATTAGATAAAAATAAAATTTTACTCGATATCGAATTAATAGATATTGATGTTGAGAATAAAATAGCTAAAACCAATAAAGGAGATATTAAATTTAATAGTTTAGTTAGCACTTTACCTTTTAATAAACTTCTCAATATGCAAAAGACCAAACATGATCTATCAGCTAATAAAGTAGCGGTGTTTAATTTAGGGTTTGATAAAGGGACAGATATTAAAACACACTGGAGATATTTTCCAAATAACGAAATATTTTATCGTGTTGGGTTTTATAATAATATATTAGGTCAAGAAAAATTAAGTTTATATGTTGAAGTGGGTTTGAAATCTTCTCAACCATTTGATCAAGAAATACTACTTGAACAAGTACTCAAAGATCTTAAAGAATGTAATATTATCACAAACCATAAACTTATAGAACACCAATTTATTTTAATGAACCCAGCATATGTTCATATAACTAAAGAATCAAAAGATTTATATAATAAATGGAATAATGAATTTAATCCAAAAAACATATATTCTATAGGCAGATATGGTTCATGGACATACTGTTCTATTGAAGATAACATCATACAAGCCAAAGAAACTTCAGAAATATTAAATATTACATATTTATAATAAAAAATGGCTAATACTTTCTCTAAATCATTAATAGTAACAGGTAAAGATGTCCAACCGTGGCACGTTACCCAATCTATTGATGCTTTTACCGGGGCTAATGATTATGATTTAAGTTTAGTAGGTTCATTTACATTAACTGGAAGTCTTCAAATTAGTGGAAGTGTTATAGGATCAACATTAGAAAGTGCTTCTTATTCATTAGAAGCAGAGAATGTTCAACAAGTAGAAAATTCAAATTATTCTCCTTTAGCGGAATATAATTTAAAAGGAATATTTAAAATCGATTTTACTTCCCCAATCACCTCTTCTCTTTCATCTTCAACGGCATATGGGATGGGAGCAGGAGAAATTTTACTTAATCATGGATATTATGGAATAACTATCCCCATTGAAGCATCTATTGTAAGTGCTTCATATGTTTCCTCTACTATTGGAAATGCTAGTAATATGAGTTCTTCTATAGAAATAATGAGTGGATCAACTTCTCTACACACTTTATCAGGAACAACAATATATGAAGGATTTCAATATTTTTTAGAATCTATTCCCTCTATACCTGTTTACCCAAATGATCAAATTTGGATTAAATTAACTACCAATAATCACACACCTCCCGATGATGTTCCAACACAAGTGGCACATAACTTAACTTTATATTTACGTCCTGAATAATGGCAAATATTTTATCTAATATAGGAATAACTTCCGGCAGTACTGTTGAAACAACTCACGTTACTCAATTGATAGATGCTTTTACAGCAGCAGAAGCGTATGATATTACTTTATCTGGTTCATTAACAATAACTGGTAGTTTAACTTTATCCGATCCTATAACTCTTGATTTTTATGGGACTTCTTCAACATCTGATTCTTCTTCATATGCTCCTTATAGTTTAAATGTATCACATGCAATTACAACCTCATTTGCAGATAATGAAACTATGATGATACAATTCACTCATAATCAAACTAATATTGAGGAGAAAAAAAATTATTTTATAGGGACAGGAACAATTATCCAATCAGAAGATGATGATTTTGATCCAATAAAATCAATTGGCTATGTGTCCCCTTTTAAGGGAATTATAATCAGTTCTAGCATTTCCTCAACTATTTTTGGAAGTGGAGCAAATATATTTTATGATCCCTTTTTAGTAATTAATAATAATAATTATTTTCCAATAAGTAATACTCCATTAAACTATAATAACACTACTCAATTCCAAAATAATTTAATAAATAAAATAATAAACCTAGGGGATAAATTAAATATTTATTTACAATTTGTAGATGGTGGAGGTTTACCTGCAATGAATGTTGTTCATAATATAACTTTATATATTAAACTAAATTAAACCCTCATGGCTAATACATTATCTAAAATAGGAATCACTTCAAATTCCGTTATTAAACCTGAACACATATCACAATCAATAGATGCATTTACCGGAGTTGAAGCTTATGATATTACTTTATCAGGTTCATTATCTATTAACGGTCCTTTAAATTTAGATACACCCCCGACAGGAAATTTAATTTCACATGCTGCATATTCTGTATCGGCTTCATATGCTTTAAATGCAGTAACAGCTAGTAATACTTTATATGCCGATGTATCTTATGATACTTTAACTATTCAATTAGGACATGGTGTTTTTGAAAATCCTATATCGTCATCAATTTATTATTTTGATTTAATACCAACAACAGCTTCCATTTCAGATCTACTCCCTTCAGATCCAGACTCATTAGCAGGAATACATACTCCTAAAGCTTCTATAACAATATTAAGTGCAAGTGTTTCAACTACAGTTCAAGGTACTCTAGCATCAGCTGAGAATTCAGGTTATCGTTTATATATTTCAAATACAAATATACAAAACCTCCCCTCACTTCCCCATTCAACCAATTTTACCTCCTCTCTTAAAGCAGTAGGATATCAAATAACATCCTCACAAGATAAAATATATATGCAATGGAACACACCTTCCTGGTCCACTCCACCAACACAAGTATCACATAATGTAGTTCTATATTGTACTAGAAATTACGATATTGTTTAAAAAGAGGTAGGATATACAATATGTATTTAATATTATACAAATCAAAAACTAAATAAAAATTATGTCAACAGTTCCAGAAAACAAGTTCTTATCAGAAGAAGAAAAAACAACACTATCAACAATCCAACAAAAAACTCAATCATTAATTGTTGAATTAGGTGAAATTTCATTAAATGAAATTAATTTAAAAACCCGTAAGGCAGAAGCAGAAACGTTTTTAAATACTGTAGCAGAAGATGAAAAAACCTTCACAACTAAAGTGTTTGAAAAATACGGAAAATGCACTATTAATCCGGAAACCGGTGAAATTACTGTAGTAGAATAATTTAGTCTAAAACACACCATATTTATAATAAAATAATCAATCCAAATGGCAGAAACAATTGTATCACCTGGTGTATTAGCTATAGAGAATGACCAATCCTTTATTACCCAACAACCCATAACAGCGGGTGCCGCTATTATAGGCCCTACAGTAAAAGGTAAAGTAGGTATTCCAACAATAGTAACCACATACTCACAATACCAAAACAAGTATGGTGATACTTTCCTTAGTGGAAGTAACACTTATACTTATTTTACCTCTATTTCAGCATATAATTACTTTAATAATGGAGGGACCTCATTATTAGTTACTAGAGTAGTAGGTGAAGATTTTACCTCTGCAACTTCTTCATTTATTTCATCTTCCGCTCACTCGGCTGGTTCTCCTTATAACACAGCACCTTTTGTTTTGGAAACAATATCAGAAGGTGAAATTATGAATAGTACAGGACCTGCGGGTACATCAGGTACATTACTTAGTGGCTCAACTGATAATTTCAGATGGCAAATTATAAATGCTAACTCCAGTTCAGGCACATTTTCCTTATTGATTCGCCAAGGTAGCGATAGTAATATCACCCCCTCAATTCTAGAAACATGGGGTCCATTATCATTGGATCCATATTCAAACAATTATATTGAAAAAGTAATAGGAAACCAATCAGAAACAGTAGCAAGTGATGATGGAGAATATTACATCCAATTATCTGGTGATTATCCAAACCTTTCATCTTATGTTCGTGTTAAACAAGTTAACCAATCAACTCCAAATTATTTCGATAATGTAGGTACACCAAAACCAGAATATACTGGTTCTATTCCTATTAATGGAAGTGGTTCTTTTGGAAGTGCAGAAGGAAAAAATGTCCCAACAGGTGTTGTAGCAAGCTATTACGAGAACATCATTTCAGAAAACAATATCCAAGGTATTTCCGCTAGTGCTTATACAGAATCAATTTCATTATTAGCAAACAAAGATGCATTTAATTATAATGTATTGATTGCCCCGGGATTACTTTCAGATATGGGGGGTGTAGCATATACTGCTATTAATAATATGATCAATACTGCTCAAAATAGAGGAGATATGATGGTTGTATTTGATTCTTCAAAACATAGTTCACAGATATCAACAGTATTAAATAATACAGCAGGGTATGATACTTCATATGCTGCAACATATTGGCCTTGGGTTAAAACAATTGATCCAAGTACAGCAAATCAAGTATGGGTGCCGGCTTCAACAATGATTCCTGGAGTATATGCTTTTAATGATAATGTTGCTGCCCCTTGGTTTGCACCTGCAGGTATTAATAGAGGTATATTAGCAACTTCTATACAAGCAGAACGTGTTTTAACTCAAGGTAATAGAGATACATTATATCAATCAAATGTTAACCCTATATCAACTTTTCCAAATGTAGGAGTTGTAATATTCGGACAAAAAACATTACAAAGAAAAAGCAGTTCATTGGATCGTATTAACGTAAGACGTTTATTGATTGAATTAAAAGGATATATCTCTCAAATAGCAGATACATTTGTGTTTGAACAAAACGATACTGTTACTAGAAATGACTTTTTATCTTCTATTAATCCCTATCTAAACTCAGTCCAACAACAACAAGGTTTAACTGCATTTAGAGTAATAATGGATGAAACAAATAACCCCCCAAATGTAGTAGATAATAACCAATTAGTAGGCCAAATTTATCTACAACCAACAAGAACAGCAGAATTTATCTTATTAGATTTTAACATCCTCCCTACTGGTGCTACATTTCCATCCTAATAATGCATTTTTAAAAAACTACTAATATTTATAATAAAAATACAAAATGGCAAACTTTACAACTTCCCCAGGAGTAGCAATTAGTGAAATAGATAATACATTCTTAACAGGACAACCTGTTCAAGCTGGTGCTGCTATTATAGGTCCAACAGTAAAAGGTCCTGTTGAAGTACCTATATTAGTAACTTCATATTCTGAATATCAAACATTGTTTGGAGATACTTTCATAAGTGGAGGCAATTCATATTCATACCTCACCTCAATTTCAGCTTATAACTACTTCAATTATGGAGGTTCCTCATTATTAGTAACTAGAGTAGTAAGTGGATCCTTCACACCCGCAGAATCAACAACTATTCCAACAGCCATAGCACTCACATCTGCTTCAGCAGTCCTGGATCTAACATTTATATCTGAAAGTGTATCTCTTAATAGTTCTAGCTCATTTTCGGTAAATGGGATTACATTTTATTTTACTGGTTCTAACGAAACAAATACAACTAATATAATATATATTAATACTGCTTCTTTTGCTGCTTCTACAGTTGCAGATTATGCTGTTACGTCTTCTGATGTATTTGCTGTTAGTAGTTCAATAGCACCTTATAGTGTTTCGTTACCATTTATTTCATCAAGTTATTCTTCTCCAAATATTACTTTTACATATATAGGTTCAAATGGTTTAACAGGAAATTTAAATTATATTACATCTGGGAGTACAACAACATATTTTAGTGGTGGTACTAATACTGAAGCATTTATATTAGAAACAATAGGTCAAGGTATTATCATGAATAGTGTAGGAGCCGAAGATTCTCAAGGTGCTTTAGCTAATGGTACATCAGATAACGTTAGATGGGAAATTACAAACTCAAATACTGGATCAGGAACATTTAATGTATTAATTAGAAAAGGTAACGATACAACAAATCAAAAATCAGTATTAGAATCATTTAATGGTGTTAATTTAGATCCAACTTCCCCAAGATATATTTCTAAAGTAATAGGTGATCAAACATTAGCATACGATTCAGTAAATAATCAAATGGATTTGACTGGAAATTTTCCAAACAATTCCAACTATGTTAGAGTAAAATCAGTAGTTTCTTCAACCCCAAATTATTTTGATGCAAATGGCATAGCAATAAGTGCTTATACTTCATCAATTCCCATTAATGGAAGGGGAACATTTGAATCTGGATCTGGAACTGTAAGTAATACAATCAATTTATATGATGCTATTTCAACAAACACACAAGGTTTAGTAGGTAGTGATTATAATAACATGATTGCATTATTATCAAATGCAGAACAATATCAATTTAATGTAATATTTGCTCCTGGATTATTAAATGATACTCACACATCTCAAGTAACAAGTATTATATCAAACACAATTTCAAGAGGAGATAGTTTATATGTAGTAGATTTAGGTGTTTTTGGAAGTACATTGGGTGAAGCAGTAACACAAGCTCAAACAAGAGATACTTCATATGCTGCAACATATTGGCCTTGGGTTCGTATTATCGATCCATCAACAGGAAAACACGTTTGGACACCAGCTTCAACAGTAGTACCAGGTGTATACGCTAATAACGATAGAATTTCAGCTCCTTGGTTTGCACCCGCAGGTATTAATCGCGGTGGATTAAGCACAGTACTTCAAGCTGAACAAAAATTATCGCAAGGTAATAGAGACGAGTTGTATAGCAATAATATCAACCCAATTGCCACACTACCTAAACAAGGTGTTGTAATATTTGGACAAAAAACATTACAAAAATCAGCTTCATCACTTGATAGAGTAAATGTACGTCGTTTAATGATTGAATTGAAAAGCTATATCCGTCAAATTGCTGATACAGTAGTATTTGAACAAAATACAATTGCAACAAGAAATTCATTTATGGCTAGAGTTACTCCATTCTTAGAAGGAATCCAACAAAAACAAGGATTATATGCTTATAAAGTTGTTATGGATGATTCCAATAATGGACCAGATGTAATAGATAGAAACCAATTAATAGGTCAAATTTATATCCAACCTACGCGCACAGCTGAATTCATATCTCTAGATTTTATCTTACAACCAACAGGAGCTGAATTTCCTGG